GGAGGAAGTAGTAAGAATGTTTATATTAACGTCACTGTGTCGCAGGCGTCAGATGAGCAGGCGATTGCGTTTGCAAAGAGGGTAAAGAGTTATCTTGAAACTGACCGCGAAATTAGTCTGATGGGGAGTATGTAATGTCAAGAATAAAGAAACCCAAAGTAACTGATTATGATACTGCAAAGAGTCAGGCTGAAAATAATCGTGCAAAAGAAGAAGCAAAAAGAAAAAAGAATCGTGAAGTATCTAAACTAAAATCTGACATTGTTATTCAACAAACAAAACTTCATGCTGCTGTTGAAAATATAAAAAATACTGCAACTACTTTAACAAGATTAAAGAGAGAACTTGTTATTTTACAAAATTCTGGTGCTCCACAGTATGAGATTGATGCAAAGTTAGCAGAAATATCGGATGCAGAAAAACTTTTAGCAAAATACTACAAGGATAGAGATAACGCTAATAACCTTCTTATAACCTTAAATGCTCAATTAAACAATGCTTTAAATACAAAAATTACAACTACAGTTCCTAAAACTAAAGATAAACCAAAAACTAGTGCTAATCCTGCAGGAGGGTCTCATAATCAAAAGAAGGCCCCAACTCCTAAACCAATATACAAGTACAACGCACCAATGGTTAAAGAAGCGTACTTTACTCCTCTAGGTCCTCAGGCTGACACTATCTATGGTGGAATTCTTGATCCAGTAAACTATCAGGATGCCTTAAATTCTTGGAGGAATGGTAAAGCAAGCAAAGGTGTTATCCAAATGGATAGGCTCTTTGCTTCTGATGCTCAAAAACCTAAAGCACAAGACGCCAAAGGATTTGATGACAATCTCTATGGGTTCAAATTTTTATACAATCCTACTCAGGTGTCTATGGGATGGGGAACCAGCACAGAAGTAAACTGGGACTATGTTTCTCTAGGACTTGATAAAGCAAACGCTATGGCTCAAAGCCTCCTTAAGAGCACCATCACATTCTCTATTCTATTAAACAGAATCAGTGACTTTTCGTATATTAATGAATCTGGGCTTATACCAAACCAAACATTTTTAAAGGCTGCTGGAGCAACTTTTGGCGAGTATATCTCTACATTAGAAGATCGTCAGCAAGGATCTTTCTGGAAGAATATTACTGATGCTGCACAATTCAACGCAATTAATCCATACCCATCGACTGTTGATCCTGTTGAATTACAAGAGATATACAAAAAAGGAACGATGTACGATCTTGAGTATCTTTTTAAAACAACCATGGGATTGAACGCAACTTACAAGTCTACTTTAAATGGATCAACCGCAGATCGAGGATGGCTTAGCGCCATACCAGTTGAACTTCATCTAGGTGATGGTATGCGCTACCGTGTTCGTATCTCTACATTAAACGTAAACCATGCTATGTTTAATTCACGAATGGTTCCAATACTTTCAACAGTAGACTTTACATGCCATCGATACTACGACGGTCCAGAGATCACAGGTAACCTTACTAGCAGTAAGACTTCTGCTTCTCCATCTACTACTGCAAGACCAGCCAACTATGGAATGGGAATGTAACCATGATTTACTTAGACAGTAGATACGCTGATGGAGTTTTATTCAAAGCATTAGACGCTAGAAAAGATGAATATCATCTAACAGTGTTTAGATCTTTTCCTACATATTCTCAACAGTTCTTTTATTACGAATGGATAGTAACTGACAGACTAGACAACCTTGCTTCACGCTTCTTAGGAGACTCAGAGCGCTGGTGGGAGATCATGGATATAAATCCAGAGATTATTAATCCATTAACCATCGCTCCAGGAACTCATATAAGGATTCCAAGTGCGTGATCCAGAACGTCAAGCAAGGCTTGGTAGCACCTTTAACGTAACCTTTCCAGATTTTCCTGGGTTTCAGTTGCTTCCTCGTCGAGTAAGGATCATTCAAGAAATCGGAAAGCATGACGTTGTAGAACTGTATTACCCAACTTTTACTAGGTTCTTTACTAAAGGAGTTGCTACAGGACTTCCTGTACGTTTGACATGGAAGAACGATAAGGCTTCTGGTGAATTTATTGGCTATACCACTGGAGTTAAATACCCAACAGTTCAAGCAGTAGAGCGTGGAACAACTATTAGATGCGTTGGTGCTTCCTTTCCATTAAAAGAAAAAGCACACGAGATATGGGTAAATAGAACAGCATCAGAAATAGCCACTGATATTGCTAACAAGTTTAAGTTAAAACCAGTTGTTACTCAGCATCCCTTGAGGTTTAAACAACAAATTCTTGGTGAACTTTCTTATTGGGAAAAGTTAAACGAACTTGCAGATCGAATTGGATACGGAATTCAAGTTGTTGGAAGCGAACTACACTTTCATCCTATTGATAAGATGATAGATCAATTCATGACAGTCATACCTGTCATGGCATTTTTAGACCCAAACACAAACCCAAGTGCATCTTATGAAGGTGGCACTCTGGATATGTTTGAACCAATGATAACCGACTACAATGAGTCTTCTGCATACACCCGATCTACTAAGGTTGTATCTGGAGTCGATGTTAGGACTGGTAAAATTTATAAAGCAACAAACTCTCCTAATACAATAGGAAAGAAAGTAAGAAAGACAACAAAAGACCCCTTGTTTACAAAAGTTGAAACTAATGTTGTTGCCAATACTCAATCAAATGCCATCCTGCTTTCTGAAGCAAAGTCCCAGTTATCTCGTTTAGCAATACCCGCTAGGGGTGCTGGACAAGGAGATCCACGGATAGCGCCATGGAGAACTCTTGAAGTCAGAAATACTGGCGATGTTAGTGATGGCTTCTGGATAGTTACTTCGGTTGAGCATCTCATGTTTCGAGATGGTCGATATCAAGTCGAGTTCAAGTGTGCTACAGATGGCATTGGACAAAATAAGCCTTCAGCAACTAGACCAAGTGCTTCAGGAACTTCTCCGATGGTAAACCTCTCAAATGAAGTTACTAAACCCAAACCATTAGTTAAAAAGTCTTATAAACTGTCATCGCCAGCAGCGATGGTAAAGCAAACACAGATTGGGTTCAAGGTAACCCCTAGAAGATGGGTGGATAGATAATGTCTGAAATAGCCATGTCGCTGCCGTTTTCTATTGACCCGTATGGCAAGGTGTCTTCTACTACAGATCAGAAGAAGATATGGGCTGATAAAGTCAGGTCAGTATTAGGAACAGCGTTACGCGAGAGAGTTATGCTCCCAACTTTTGGAACTCTTATCCCTTACGCATTATTTGAAAATGACACTGAAGCCGTTGCAGAAATAAAGGCGGAAGTAGAAAGAGCCTTTAACGAACACCTTCGTTTGTTAAACCTTACCCAGACCTCGGTATCACTAGACCAATACACCAACGTATTAACAGTAAATGTTGTTTATGGATTACCAAACACTGAAGTAACAAACACAACCATCGGTTTAATTCTTATCGATGGCACGACCCCAGCATATGAGGAGTTCTTATGAGCGTAACACCAGTATCTAACATCCCAGTATCAGTCAATTACACTGGTAGAGACTATTACGCATTACGAGAGCAAATCATTACTCGTATACAGGAGCGACTACCTAACTGGACCGCTGCTGACCCAGCAGACTTTGGAGTAGCCTTTGTTGAAGGCTTTTCCTATATGGGAGATGTGCTTGCTTATTACATTGATCGTGCTGCTAATGAAACTAACCTTGCAACAGCAACTCAACGAGATAGCCTATTAAACATTGCACAAAACTATGGGTATATTCCATCAGGATATCGTCAAGCGTATGTAGACCTTACTTTTACAAATACTTCAGGAAACATAGTAACTATTCCTCAAGGAACAATTGTTACTGGAGATGTCATTGTTAATGACACCATAAATATTGAAACTGTTCGAACAATTGCGTTTACTACAGACACTGAAATAGATGTTCCTGCACAAGTTGGATCTACTCCTGGAACTAATACAGTATCTGCATCTGAGGGACGTTATGTAACCAGAGTATCTACTAACGCCAACTCTTTTGGTGAACTTGTTGGAGTATCTGATGGATCTCCAGACATGTCTTTTGAATTAGGAGAAAACCCAGTTGTTGACGGTTCTGTAGAGGTTTATGTTCAAGATGGCGACGTATACTCTAAGTGGACTTCCGTACAGCACCTTCTAGATTATGGTCCTCTTGATCTTGTATACAGCACCTTTACAGACGCCAACAATATAGTTTATATTCAATTTGGTGATGGAGTATCTGGAGCAATACCCGTTAACTATTCTGAGATACGAGCCAACTATGTTGTTGGTGGAGGTATCGCAGGAAATGTTGCAGCAAGTTCTCTAGACACACTTGAGTATGTTCCTGGGTTAAATGAATCTCAAACTACAGCCCTCTCTGTCTATATCAAGGTAACAAATGCGTCTGGAGCATTAGGAGGATCTGATCCTGAAAGTAACGATCAAATTCGCTATTCAGCGCCAACATCACTTAGAGCATTAAACAGAGCAGTAACTTTAGAAGATTTTAAGAGTCTTGCTCTTTCAGTAACTAACGTAGGAAAAGCGCAGGCTACAGCAAGCACATGGACTTCTGTAACTTTGTATATTGCTCCTAGTAGAAACGCAAATGATACAGATCCTGCTCCTGGTCTTGATGAACTTGGTAATCCAACTGCTGAATTTGATACTATGGAAGCAGACGTAACAACATTTCTTCAAGATAAGACTCTTATTGGTACCTCTGTAACAATACAACCACCAACATATGTTGATGCAGTTGTTACTATTCAATATGCCAAGTTAAGCCAATACACAACAGCAGAAGTAGAAAAAGGTATAAAAGATGCCGTTCTTACTTATTTTGGCTACTCAAATCTAAACTTCAAAGACACAATCTATCCTCAAGATATCGAGTTTGTGGTCCAACAGGTTGCTGGAGTTAAGACGGCTAAAGTAAGTGGACTTCATCGTGAGTCTGGATCAGGTATTGAAACTCTTCAAGGTGATGACTTTGAAATCTTTAGATTTACAGAGGCTAACACCTTCTTGGCGGCTATCTAATGCTTGGAAGTACTGGACAACGATACAACGGTATCTATAGAGGTATTGTTACAGACACAAACACCTCAACAAATACCGTTAAGGTCAAGATTCCTCAGTTATTTGGTGAAAAGAAAACTGACTGGGTTCCTCTAGTACTTCCTCACGCAACTTTAAAAGAAACTCCTGTAACTAATCAACCAGTATTTATAGTATTTGAAAGTGGAGACCCTTCATATCCTATCTGCATCGGTGAATGTGGCTACAACTCTAACGAACGTAATACTCCTTCTGGATTAAGAACATATATTCGACATTTTTACCCAGATCAAGAAGATGTTCAAGATATTGACTGCATTAAATATGTAACAGATAATGAAGATTCTGATTTTGATACTCAAGCATTTGATATCGTAAGTTCTGTCGTATGTATTGCTAAAAAGAACTACTCACTATCACACCCACCATATGGATCTTTTTACGACACTACACAGCAGGCTGCTACATCCACCAATACTGGATACGGAGTTAAACTCAACACAACAGATGCTGCATCAGGAATGTCAATAGATCCAATAGACACTTCTAAAATTATTATTGATAAAAAGGGCATCTATAATCTTCAGTTTTCTTTAGAAATGCACAACACAGGCGGTGGAGGTCCTGGAACCAACGCATGGGTATGGTTAAAAGTTAACGGTACAGATGTTCCATGGAGCAACACCCTGTGCTCAATCAATACTAACTCTCCCTATGTTGTAGCAGCATGGAACTTCATCTTTACAGCCCCTACAGACAACTCGTATGTCAACCTTATGTGGGCAACAGATAACACCCATATCGTTATTGAAAAGTCCAACCCCAACGCCTTCTCACCAGCAATACCTTCAGCAATCGTCACTATTACTCAGCAGCAGGCTCTGTAATTAGGATGTAATTCGGGTGCAAATCCGAGAAAATAGCCTCTAGGCTAGAAAGGAACCAACGTGGCAGCACAGTATCCCTCAGCAGTGAAGTCCTTTACCACCAAGGTAGACTTTACTGATACCGTTTTGGCTGAGCACGTCAACAGCCTTCAGGAAGAAGTTAACTCTCTCGAGAACAACCTTGGCACCTACGTTGCTACAGGCTCTGGATGGGTTGGTTCCTTTGACCAGGTAACCACTGGATGGAACACCCTAAAGGACCGTATCGCCAACATAGAATACGGCCTTAACACTGCGTTCAACCAGCGTGTAGATACCACTGGTGGAAGCACTATCCAGTCCACCTCTAATATCGTTACTTCTTTAATTATTAAAGCAAAGTCTGGACAATCAACCAATATCCTTGAATTTCAAACTTCTGCTGGATCAGTAGTATCTAAGGTTGGAACTGATGGAGTTATCTACACCAGTAATAAGGCTCTAGTTCCAGTTATTTATTCTTCGTCTCAACCGAGCAGCGTGCCTGCTGGAACTATCTGGGTTGATTCAACTTCTAACGTATCTCAACTTGATGCCTCTTCAGGACTTCCTGCAGGAGGAACAACAGGACAGATTCTTACTAAATCTTCTAATAGTGACTACGCTGCAGGATGGTCTACCACTATCCCAATCAGTACCGCTGTTTCTGGTTTAGGAACAAATGTTGCTACATTTCTTGGAACGCCATCTAGCGCAAATCTTGCTTCTGCTATAACAGACGAGACTGGTTCTGGCGCTCTTGTGTTTGGAACAGGCCCAACTATCTCTAATCCAACTATTACAACAGGAACTATCTCAAATTCAATTATCAAGTCTCCTCTTGAACATATTGAGACAAGTGCAACTGCTGCAACTGGAACAGTGAACATTGATGTCAAGACATCTGGCGTCTGGTATTACACATCAAATGCGTCAGCAGACTGGACATTTAATATACGAGGAGATGGGTCTACTACTCTTGATAGTATGCTTACTACAGGAGAGTCTGTATCAGTAGCATTCTTAGTTACTAATGGAGCAACAGCACGCTACCCAAGCACAATCAAGGTAGACGGAACGACAGTAACACCTAAGTGGCAGGGCGGCATAACCCCAACTGGAGGAAACGCAAGTTCCATTGACTCTTATGGATTCTTAGTAATTAAGACTGCCTCTAACACGTTCACAGTATTGGCTTCTCAGACAAAGTTTGCGTGATATTGATGCCTATTCAAGGTGCGTTTGGTGGATTAACTGAAAGAGCCTACGGCTTTGGTACGACTGGTCCTATCAATGCTACAGGTGGAACAATAACAACTTCTGGTGGGTATAAATATCACACCTTTTTAAATACAGGTTCTCTTAATGTGTT